ATTTTAACTGTGGCGTTTGGTGACCAAGGCATGATTATCTTCCAGGAATCATTGGCTTAACAAACTTGTTAACTGTGCCAGCCTTTGCAGCGTTGTTGATTGACTTGACTACTGTGTTTGCTTGAGCCTTAGAATTAGTTGCACCAAAATTATTAACAATGTTGACTGCACCTCGAACATCACCTTGTGCCAATTGTCCTGCAACTCTAATTGGTGCAGTTGAGATGTCTATTAGTGCACCACCAACAAAAGATGCTTTGAATCGTTCATATGCTGCAATGGCTTGTTCTGTTTTTTCAATAATCTTAGTTAATGAATCAATTAACTTAATTAATGAACTTTCACCACTTGTAGTATCAATTGCTAACAATTTGCCAATTGATTCAGCCAAAGATGCAAATGCTTCACCTAATTTAAAACTTGCTTCATAGGATGCATTAAGATCATCATTTAACAAATTAACATTTCCACCTGCTTTAATAGTGGCTTCCCTAATTGACTCTTTACCTGTTAATCCATCAACCAATCCTTGAATTGCTGGCACAACACTGTCATTAACAAACTTTGCAAGTTTTTCTAAAAATGGCAACAAAGCAAATCCAATTTGTTCTTGGGCTTCATTGACTGCAATCTTAATTCTGTCCATTCGACCAGCAAAAGTTTCAGCTGCAATTGCTGCCTGACCACCAAAGTTTGCATTCAGTTGTTTAACAATTTCATCAAATGAGACGGCTTCTTCTTTTGTAACTTTGATTGTTTTGCCTTGCTTGTCAACAATTTTGTTGTATTTGTCAGATGCATCGGCAGCAGATAACTGAGCCTTTTCCAAAGCATTCTGTGCTTTTTGAATATCCAAAGAATCTGATTTAGCACTATTCAATACTTTGTTCAATCGTTCTTGAGCTGAGGCCACACGCAAAGATGCTGATTCATTATTAAGTTCTTGTTTAGCCAAATCTTCTTTTGATACTTTTAAAGTCTTAGTTGAAGTTGTTGTAGTTTTAAGTTCAACACCAAGATTCTTTAACGCTTTAAAATTACCATCATAAGCCTTTGCTAATATGTTTGAAACTTCCTCAAGTGACTTGCCACTACCGGCAGCGACATCAAGTGCAAGTGTTTGAAGTTTTTGTGCTTTTTGCAAATCATTAGTTGAAGTCAACAACCTTTGTAGTGATGGTCTTAACTGATCATCTGATACGCCAGTGGCTCTTTGAGTAGCATCAATATAATCTTCTGTGGCAGCAATCTGTTCATCAGTTGCTTGTGTTGTATTGCGTAAAGTTTGAGCCAAAGATGCTTGGGCTTTTTCATCTTCAATAGCTGCTTTAACAGCTGAAACACCAATAGCAAATGCTGCTGTTCCAACAGCTGTGGCAAGTCCTAGAAATGCTTTGGCTGCGTTTGCAACAACCTTGTCAACCTTGTTTGTAAAATTTTGTGTATCATCTTGGGCTTTGTTTAAGCCTGTGCTGAATTGCGCTGTGTCTGCAAGTAGTTGCAGTTTCAGGGTTCTAATGTCTGCCATGTTAAATCCTCTCGCGCCATTCTCGTCTTATTCTATCAACTTCATCAACCCATCTTTTGGTTATGTAAGGTTGCAATGCTTTGAGTGTTGGGAAAATAAAGTAACCTGCGTTACCTCTGCCCTCGCGTGGTGATCGTGGTTGAAATTGTTTGTAACCGGTGTATTGACCAGATTTTCTTTTGCGTGGTCTGTTTTGGTAAGCACCAAATTCAACACCAAGTGCTATTTCACCAACTGGTGTTCCATTTGCAAGTTTTGGATTATCTCCACCAATGCTAATTACTGGCCCTCGTTTAAAACTGTTTGAAACTTTAATTGATCTTGCAAGTGCTTGACCTTGTGGTGTTGATTGCAATGCTGAACCAATAGAAGATGCAGCATCATTGGCAATGTCTCGAGCTGTTTTTTTCATATCTTCTTTAGCAATATCATCCATGTTTTTAAATGTTCTCAATATGGCTTTAATATCAGCATCGGCAATCTTAATTTCAAAAGGTCTAGTTGCCATTTATTCTATTCACCACATCTGCAATTGTTGATACCGATTCGGCCGAAAGCGTTTTGAACTCTGACAATGGCTGGCGCGAAACAATTGCCAGTTCTATTAGAGTTCTTTCGATGCTTCCGGCTGTGTAAAATTTGTTGTTGCAAAATCCTTTGAATTGATGTGAACAACGCTTGATCGCCAATCTTCAAACTTACCAACTGGCTTATCACTGATTCGTTTTTGCATCTGGTAAGCAAGCCAGAATTGTTGTTCAAGGCTTGGTGGCAATTCTCGTTTAAAAAGTTCCAGGAAAGTTGTTTCAGTTTCCTTTTCAGCTTGTGCAATCTCCCATGGAATAGTCCACTCTTCGTAAGACTTTCCATTTGCAAGCGTCCATTCTATTTGTATTTTAAACATTTAAGGTGACCCCTGTTCGTTAGGTTAAGCGATTGAAACTGAGCGAATTGGCATTGAAACGGAAACAGTTAATGCGTCCGGTGCAGCGCCACCAAAATCTGGTCGCTTTGGTAAAACACTCAAAGTCATAGTTTTGCTATTGATTTGAATTGTAACAGTTTTTGTTGTAGTTGGGTTTGCATCTGCATCGCCCCAAATATCATCACATACTGAGCCTGTTGCACCCCAGTCTTGTAATAGTTCCACTGTTAGTGTTCCGACTTCTTTGTCCACTACATAATCAACTAATCCATTCAAGGTTTGAACAGTTGAGTTTGGATCATCTAGTGTAACAGTTGCACTTGTTATTTGGTCGTCATAGTTCACAGAGTCATATGTGAATGCAATGGATCTACCAGTAATTACTGTGCTTGGCATATATTTCCTTTCTTATGGATTGTAGATTGTAGTTATTGATACTTCAACCGAATAAACATCACTGGTATTCGCTTGTCGTGTCCTTGGGCTCGAAACGGATTGTATCTGCCAAGATTGTGGAATCAATGGTAAAACAGTTCCAACCATTGTTTCGAGTTGTACTAATGCACCAGGGTTTGTGTTTGGTGCTGCAACTAATTCAAGAATGTATCTAACGCGCCAGGCTTTGTTGTTTCCCATAGTAACTGGTTCTAGCCATGGATCAGCTGACAAAATCATGATTGATGGTGTAGTAACAAATTCTGCACCAAAATCAACAACCGAATAAACACTGTTTGATGTGATGGCTGTTTTAAGTCCTGCGCGTAATGTTGCTAATGTCATCCGATTAAAGCCTCAACATCTATGTAAGCACCAAGCATTCCAACAATTCTGTTTTGAATAGTTCTTCCAAGTATGTAAGGTTGTGGAACAAAATCCAGTCCTTGCTGAACTGAACCTGCACTTGTGCGTGCTTTGAATACATCTAGTGAAACTGTCAATACTGCTGATTCAACTGGTGCAACATCTGCGTATTGTGAAAGGCCATTTACTGTTGCAAGGCCGTTTGGAATTATATTTCTCCATTCGTGTTCAGTTGCGCCTGCTGTTGTAATTTTGAAAGTAAAATCATCAACAATTTCAGATACTGTTTTTGATCCATTGTGTCCAGTAATACCGGTGATTACGACTACTTGTGTTGCATAAAGTTTATGGGGTTTAGTTGAATGCAAAACTGTTGAAGTTGCACTCTCTGTGTAATGTTTGTCAATTGGTGCGTTCCATTGAACTAAAAGATTGCCAACAACTGATTCAGCTGTATCAATTATTTCATCAAGGATTGCATCTGAATACAAAGTTGAACTCACTCCATTAAGAGCTGAGCGTAATTCTGATGCTGTGATAATTGATGGCATTTTTAACCTTTCGTGTGTGGTGTTACCTGGCAGGACAGGGGTCTAACCTGCCAGGCAACTTTTGAGTCGCTAATTAAGCGATGTCTAGGTTTCGGAATGCAGTTGGATATTTAGCACATGTTGCTACATAACCATAAATTCCGATTTCTACTTCACCAGTTGAAACAACATTTGTACGCAATTGATATGCACTTGACTTGTACATT